TAAATTCACCGAGTCAGTTATCTTATATGATATAGCCACAGCGAGTTCGTAAGCAAAATATTCTGCAAAGGCGGGGTCCATCTTTGAAGGCTTCTGTATAACCTCGTCAGAGATATATTTAATAGTAATAGCCTTATGATCACAGATTATCCTCTTCTCCTCCACCTTGTACTTCGTACCGTCAGGAAATACCCGCAGTATCTTCATAGAGTCCCCAGGCAAGTCAAACGCTTGGGTGAACTCGTTCACAGGGGCAGTAGAGCTAGGGTTCAAGGCTAGTCTCTTAATTGCAAAAGGCCACGGGGACTTCCGTAAACACCGCTTTAGCACGAGTTCGTAGTTACGTTTAACTAACTTGCCTGTCGAAGTGGTGTCTGTCTCTAAGTTAAGTATAGTCTCTTTACCAACTAAGTCAAGGGCTCTATTGGCTATGGACGTTTTTGAGTAGGTCATTTTACCTCCAAAAATAAAGCCACGCAATAGTTATGAGCGTGGCTTTTACCGTGGATAAGGAACACAAAATAAGGAAATTAACTTACGAAATGGATCACACCTTGGATAACCCCGTTGGCTGGTAAGGTACCACCGATTACTTTGGCGAGGATAGCCACTTGGCCGTAGACTTCTACACCTCTACCGTCGCTCAAGGCAGCCCCCATGGTCTGGTTGGTCACCGCAGAGGATACGTCTAAGCCGTCAACTAAGGCGTCGATGTCTGATGCGAAAGTCTTTTCATAATTGTAGGTGCTGGATGAAGAGTCTTGGTCGGTTGCCTTGTACTCTTGGAATCCAATATCTAAGGTTCTACTCGCCCCGAACGCCGTAGTAGACACTGTGGAACTGGGTAGGACTAGCCCTGCCCCAATCTTACAGAGTTCTATAATGGAATCAGCAGCTAAGGTAGATCCTGTCTCATTCTTGTAATAGAAGGGTACAGCACGCATAAACCCGCCTCGGTCACGAGTACCGACTCGGTTATCCCCCGAGTGGGCAGAGCTTTTGTATTTAGCAGCCTGTGTGCTATTGGCCGCTACGGTTAATGGAGCCATTGGCTACCTCCTATACTGCTACTTTGATTTCGTAAACTTTTTTGTCATGCTTACGCATGCCGCCGATACGGGTCAACGCCTGAACCTTGGTCGATTCTACGCTGTTAGGTAACGCCACAATCTGGGTTTCTAGGTTGGTATGGATACCGAATAAGTGGCCGTTTTTAACCCATACAGGTAAGCGTCTATGACCACTTCCATCAAGTAAGAAGTACTCTTTAGGAATTAAGTGGAAGTGGATACCGTTCCAGTAGAACTTGGACTCTTCCATAGACTGCGAAGCCTTCTCAAACCCTCTGTTGAGCGCCCCAAAATTACTGTCTATCCCTGGGAAGTTGTCCGTACCAATCTTAGTGGCTAATAACTGCTGTAAGTCATCTTCGCAGATTGCTATCTGAATTGCAGTTTCTGGGGTAGTGCCTAGGCGTACCTTACCATCTGCAAGCAACGACTTGGCCTTGAACAACTTGTCCATGTTAAGCCCTACGTTGGATGCCCCAGAGTTCTGTCCGTAGATACCTGTTGAGAAGTCGACTGCGATCTGGTTAGCTGATGGGAAAGAAGAAGTGCTGCCCCCCGACTCCCCGACCACTACGTCAGCAAAAAAGCTTTCCATGAGTTCTTGGGTCTGGATGTCCCGAATAGCTTGAGCTACTTCTTGGTAAATATCCGACATCGGGTTATTGACCATCTTAATAATGTCTTCGGCATCTACAGCGGTAGCACAGTAATGTGTGTCTACAGACAAGATTCTTGCACTGTAATCTGGTTCAGACAGAGTGGCAATCTCATTCCTAGAAGTCTTTTTCTGGCCCGATAACTGGCCGATGAACTTAAAGGTTTTTGACTTGCCTGTAAAATCCGTGTCAATAGTAACGGCATCCATTAAGAATGCTTTGTTTCTATCAACGATATGTGTAAGCGTGTCGGTATATTGCCGTTGGTATGTTTCAAACTGAGTGTTAGCCACCTAATTTTCCCCCATGTATTTAATCTAATCATACCTTAGTAAAAACTAGGTGTCAAGTAGTTTAACCAAAGTTGTTGCGTTGTTTGTTTAACTCGTTCCATTCTCTCTTATACTGCTTCCCTTCTTCACTGTTGGGTTTATTCAGCATAATAGTGAACTTATCTGACTTCCCGAACTTGTCAATCTGGGCCTGTACCGCCTCTGGGCTGTTGGCTCGGAAAGACGTGGATAGGTCGGTTGTGCCTGTAAGTGCGGGTACGGAGTCGGAGTTCATCTGAGCCCCTAGCGCACTAAACATCTGCAAAACAATAGGGTTAGACGCCAGCTCAGGATTATCCTTAACAGCTTGAGCAATTTCAGGAGTACCTTGAGTGGCTGCATTAAACGCACGAAGGGCTAACTGGTGGTTAGCGTTGAACTTATCAGATCCGTACTCCCCGCCCCAAGCAGTCTCTAATGTTTTCATGTTTGCGTCAAGTAAGGATTCTCTCTCAGCGGCTAACTCCCCGTACTGAGACTTGATTTCCTCGTGGTAAATATCCATTACGCCCTGAGCCTGCTCTTTGGTCAGGTTAAGCTCATGTGAACGCTGAGCAAAACGAGCAGCACGCTCATCAGAATAGTCCAGACCCTCAGGCAAGTCGCTTGGAGCCTCGAAACCGTACTCGGCTGGAGACTCTGGTTTACCAAGGCTGGAGTAGAACGCATTGATTTCTTCTGGAGTGGATTTTTCATTCGGTTTCACCAAGTACCCGTTAGTCTTAATACTATCCTGGTACTCCTTCATCCCTTTAAAATCTTCAAATACCTTGTCAACACTGTCGAAGCCTTGAAAAACAGGGTCGGAGGCGAATTTCTCTGGGATACCTGTATACCCGTCCGTCAGGGTGGGCATAGACTTACCCGCCTCAGGCTGTCCAGTGCCCCCACCAGTAACGGCCTCAGTGGTTGGAGTGCTTGTATCGCCACTAGTCACTTGCGTCTCTTGATTATTATCCATAATTATAGTCCTCCAAGGTAACATTGGATGTTAGATATTCCCTAACATCTATATTTAGTTGTTGCATAATATGCAGAACTACTGCATACTTCCCCTGATTGAACGCCGATATTTGAGGGTCAGGGTTGAAAGTACCTACGTCCATCATAGCAAAAGAAGCTAACTCTGCCAATACCTCTTTGCCATATTTAGACGATTCAAATACTTGTTTATAGTTTACTACGTTTTGAGCTTGTTGAAACCTATCCACTAGATGAATCCTCCTAAAGGTGGTGGAGCCCCTTGTTGGGCTTGTGAGAAGTTCTTAGCTACCTCACTGGCACCTTGAGCAGCTTCCATACCCATAGCCATCTGCTCTTGTTCTTCTTTGGCTGCTTGTTTAGCCTCAAACTCCTCCTTCGATACTCGCACATCGTTAGGAAAACCAGCATGGTCAAGCGTCCAGTCACTAAAGGCTTTCCAGTTGACTGTATCAGTAACACTAGGTTCAATTTGAGCCATAGGTATAACAATTTGTTGCAGAGTGCGGTTAGCATGGGACACCTCAAGCATGCGCTGTGCCTTCGCAAGGGGTGATAAGTACCTAATTCTGAGAGAGTTCTCTAAAATATCCTCTGGAGGGTCAGGCATGTTTGATGCCAGCATCTCAACTAAGTTAAGTATGATAACAGATATGGACTCTGAGTGTAGTCTAGAGAGTTGGGGCACTAAGTCCCTCATGCTCTCCTCCTGCCCCATTAAGGCTTCTACTTCCTTGACTTCTGCTGCCTTCTGTGGGGTATTGAGTCTATCTAAGTAAAATGCCCTTAAAATCTGATCTTGGTACATCTGTACCCATTCCCTACCTGCTTGAGGGTGGCCTTGGTTGCCAATAGGTAGTAGGGCCTTGTCCATATCGAAGCCGTCATAGTAGTTAATGTGGTTAGGCGATAGGTTAGGGGCTCCTATAAACCCCCTACGGGTCGCAAGATAGGCTGGTAATGCTTTTTGCTGATCGGCAATTAAGAATGTGTGAATAATAGTGTTTAACGCTTTAACATTAGAAAGGCTTAACGTACCTGGGCCTTGCCCATGCTCCTCACTGGCAAATAACATGAATCTAGGAACGGAGAATGGGAAGTGGTCAAACCCTGATTCTCTTAAAACTTCTTTTTTATCTTCTAGGTAATAGACGCTGGCATAGGGCTTATTAACAGCAAAACCACCAGCTATCCCATGTTTACGGGGGAACACCCCATGGATAACTGCGAACTTTTCATTAAACTTCTTTTCCTCTACAGCCTTTTTAATGACTGAAGGAACCTTATCGCCAAAAGAGTCCATAATGGACTGGGCGTCTAAGTAGTATTTTCTAAAAACTGTGTTTGGTCGTCTTCTTTCCCCTACCCCTACATAGCACTGGGCTAACGGGTATGGGGTGAATCTAGGCATCTTGGTCTCTGGGTCACGGTCGATAAGCATCACTGCCTCACCGAAGATACCATAGTCGAGTAGGTGTTCATGCATGGCATCGTAGAAGCCTACTTCTGGAGCTTGCATGGCAAAGGTTACTCTGTCCCGAAGCTCCTGTAACCAGCTCTTAGCCTCGTGGGAAAGCTCATCATGTCCACTATACAGCTCGAACTCTAGCCATTTCTGGGTAGGGTTCATCACCATCCCCAGCATAGCCCCAGCAAACCTACCAGCAGCCCAAGCAGGGGTATCGTCAAATATCTTAGCTCCCCTACGCTTAGCCATGGTACTCCCCCCATTGGAGTTCCATTCCATGGAAGTGGGAAGGTAATACTTAGCAGCTTCCGACCATAGAGCCTCATGGGATTTACGAGACTCTTCTAACGCAGAAAACTTGCGATGGACATGTTCTATATTTAAGGCCATTCTACTGTCCTAATAGCTTTTTCTTCTTAGTGGAGGCTGCCCCTAGTGTTTCAGACCCGCCTAAGATATTCTCAGCTTGGGAGGCTCTACGTCTACGGCGTTCCTCGTCGTCCAACTTACGTTGACTCTCAGCCTTGTCTTCCGCATCAGACTTATTAACCACCACTGGCTTAGGTGCTTTTGGTTTCTTACGTTTAAATAGGCCGCCCATTAACCATTATCCCCTACTGTTTCTACAGGTGGAGGGTCGTTTAGGAAGTTCATGTCCAACCCATCCAATAGTAACTTTCTCTTTAAATCCATCTTTCTTTCAGTGGCCGTAGTCATGGCGTCCACTTTATTGGCTGCGCCTGTTATAGGTTGCATACTAACCCCCCAACACATCATAATCATCAGATATGGCCGAGTCAGGTAATCTAACAGGGTCGCCAAACTCGTCGATACTGCTATTATGCCACATAACTCGCTCTATGGCAACCGCCATATATCGGAAGGCATCCGAAAAATGGCTGGCCCAGTTGTGGTCAGGGCTCTCGGAATAGACGGGCCTGCCATGCATATCCACCATTCCTGTCTCTTTTTTAGCGTACTGCCGTAATGCTTCCAGACCATCAAAACACTTATACTGGTCAAACCTACACTTAGGAAGTAGTACACGAGCCGCCTCGATACCGTCCTGTACCCCTAACTTAGGGACTACCTCGAACCGTATACCATGCTCGAAGGCGATCTCCTGTCTAGAGCGGTTAGTGGAGAAGTCAGCGACTTTAATATCGTGAGGGGCAAAATGGGAACCATAGGAGTATGGCTTTTCCTTGATTTTCTTAATATAGTGAGGTAGCCCCTCTCCTGTAGAGGTGTACGTGTCAATAACGTTTACATTGCCGTTAGCATCCGTCTGGAAGAACCATATAGCAGTAGCATCACTCCTACCTAAATCCCAAGCAGTATGTACAGGCAGCTCAGGTTTCCAAGGCACTTGTCCAATCCTGTTCTCCTGCTGGGCTCGCCTCATCTGGATAGCGTAGTACGCCCCAGAGTTGGAGGCATAGAAGTCGTTAAAATACTCTTGCCTCATCAACTCCTCAGACATACCTGATCGTCTTTCCTCTTCAAGGATGTCGTCAGTGATGATCCTCTTACCCTCGTGGAGGACTGACTCAACCGTCCGCAGTTCTACGAACCAGTTGGGGTTATCTTTGTTTGCGTCGTACAGCCTGTACCCATGGTTAAGCCCCCTTGCAGTATATGTGAATAGGGCAAACCCATCGTTCTCTGCAAGAATAGGTCGAATATAATCATAGAACTTAGGGTTCTGCAAAGAATACTCTGAGAAGACGCATCCTACTGGGTTTGTGCCTACAACCGAGTCAGTGTCAGATGCCCCTACAATCTGGATAATTGACCCTCCCACGAGGGTTATCTTGAGCTTTCGTTGGTCTACTTTAGCGATGCACTGCTCTGGAATGGTGGATAAGAAGTCTCTGCCGTCCCCTGTCTTTCCATCCCAAATAATTTTCTCGCCCTGAGTGTATGAAGGTAAGAAATAGTAATAGTTACCTCTACGTTTAGTCAGGGCGTGGATTACCAAAATATTTAAAGCTGTGATGTCCTTACCAGCACGTCTAGGCCACACAGTGATGGCCTGCCTTGGGGAGTTGGGTTTTCCATTAGTCCTACCAGGCTTATAATTTGTCACCATAGCACGGAATACGGGGATTTGGTAGTCCCGTGGGACATACCATGTAGGTAGCCGTGGGCCCTTGTAGTCCAAAAGACCTCCGTTATCTGTACTAGTCATACTGTTCAAACTCCTCATCCTCGGTTACCCCTAACAGTTGGGGGCCTTCGTACCTAGATTGCTCTGGAATGAACTCCTCTCGCTTTTCGTACAGACTGGTGAAGTCTACCACTTGGATAGTGTGCGTCTCATCTCTGGCAATATTAATGTCGATAGATTTTGGTTGAGGGGTGTAGTATTTAGCAAGCGTAGTATAGACCTGCCTACGCTCTTTGGAGTTCATAGGCTTGCCATATTCCCTGTCAGCCTCCTCCAGCTCTTCGGCCAAGTCTATTAAACGTGAAATAGGGTCACACCCTCTTTTACGCATAACCTCGGCTGCCATGAACTTGGTGGAGGGGGTTTCGGGTAAGTTCTCTTCCACAATAGGGATTAAAGCGTCATCTCTACCTTGCATTATTTCCCCCAACACTGTATAATGGTTGTAGTTACACAGATAAGGATACCATATATGTTAGGTTCAACGCAACTGGCTCTGCTAGTATTGGCTATGGAGTATGAGAAAAACCACGGCTCCATAGATATGAAAAAGTATAAATACCAGGTAATGGAGACGCTCAATATACGAGCCCATGAGCAGGTAGTTATTACAATGAAAAGGTTACTGGAAAAGGGTCGTGTTGAGACCCACGGCGTAAGCGACTACAAGGTAACAGAAAAAGGTAGAGCGGATGTCGCTAAGAGTATTAAGTTCTTAGAGCCTATCGTAGCCACCTACGCTGGGTTAGGGGTAGAACATGAGTAGTTTACCTACCTACGGGTACGACGCTGGGCTAATATCTAACTCTATGCTACAGGCTGCGGTTACTTGCCCTGTAAAGTATGACCTGATGTACAACAAAGGTATCAGGCCAGACAAGCAAGGAGTATGGTTTAACCACGCCTTGGTTGGTAATATAGTCCACGACTGTATCGAAAAACACGATAATGACCTAGTAAAACTAAAAAGTGAGATGTGGGGTCACTTCGAGTCCTTGATAGGTGACCCTGATATAATGCAACGCATGAAGAACTTAATGTTCATGCACAAACAGGCCGTAGACGCAACTATGGCAGAGGGTCAGCGATGGGGTAGGACATACAAAGCCCCAGAAATGACTAGCTACTGGAAGAAAAACTACGGTGGATTAGCAGAAATTACAGAAGGGATTGACGATGACGTTAGAAAAGCCTTACCCAGAGAATCCGTGTTGGAGCTACCATTTAGTGAGATGGTTAAAAAAGCAAGTAAGAGCCTTGAAAACTGGCCTGTTTTACGCATCTCAGATGCCACGGGTGTTGAAGTCCAAGTTACTGGGGAAGTCGGGCCAGAAGGGGCGAAAAAGTCCATGGTCGGAACTATTAATAGGCTTGAGCCCAGGGGCGAAGGGGAAGTCGCCATATGCGACTATAAGACTGGAAGATGGGCATACGACGTTCATTCCGTTGCCAACTCTGATCAATTCGGACTCTATACCCGACTGCTGGAAGGCTCGGATAATGTCAGAGTCGTTGAATGGGTACTATACGACGTCTACGTTGGAAATGTTACACGAGTCAAACCAACACCTGGAATACTCGATAAGTTTGATCTTCGCCTTGGAACAAATCTCAAATACCTGCAACAGCTTGAAGACAGAAAGCAAGAAGTAGCTTTACCTACCCCAGCAGGGAGTAGTTACAAGCTTGGATGCCCTTGTATACTTGCAAAAACAGGAGATTGCCCGTATGTCTATGAACCAGAAAATCATTGACCTGTATATACGAGGTGCTACAATATCCAGTATAGCGGAGACCGTGGGTAAGGCTCGATCTACCGTAAGAGATATCCTAAAGAAGAATGGGGTGTATCGTTCTCCGAAGGGTGAAAACCCTTCGGACGCCCTGATCTTTCAAAAACTGGAAGAGGGGGTGCCTAAGGCTCAAATAGCTAGGGATTTAGGTATCACCCCGTCAGCGGTTAAGCACGCTATAAATAAAACATCCAAAATAGCTGACCCAAAGGGCACTTTTAACGCCCACCACTCTAAACGCTTTGTCATAACATCCGCCATGAATAACTGCCCCATACATCAGGGCTTTTTAGCGTCTTTGAAACGCTATTGTGAACATTTTGAAGCCGAACTGGTCGTAATTCCAGTGCATTATAAGAACGTATCTTTATATACTGGTAATTACGAACCATGGTGGCCTGAGGAGGTAAAAGAACACTTCTTAACAGAGGATATGACTGTAGGAGAAGACTTCACAGTCATGGGGTCTGTCCGTATTCAAGCAACTTCTTCCAAGCCTCTAAGCGGTATAGGGCCACTGGCAAAAGGACGCTCAGCTGTTTTTGCACACCCAAGAGTTGCTTTGACCACCGTACCTACCCCACCTGGAGAGGTTGCTCAACACCACATCGTAGGGGCAGTGGTTCTTGAAGTGGGGGAAGAAGGAACATTTTGGAGACACATATCCTCCAATGAAGATGGTTCATTTACTGACCTAGATTTAACATTCACTCCTAAAGAGGTCACTGAGGCTCCCAGAGCGGCGTGTTTAGTCCTTGGGGATGTTCATGTAGGCTTTCACGATAAAACGACCACAAAGGCGATGCTAGGTACCGCTACACAACTATTAAATCCTCACCACGTAATACTACATGACGTACTGGACTTCTTCTCTGCAAGCCATCACCATGCAAATAATAGGGTTCTCCGAGTTATGAAGTCCCTGAGAGGCTGTAACGACGTCTACCGTGAACTGGTTCAGGTTGCGGAGTTCTTTGATGAGTGGGTCAGGTTGGGTATGAAGTACCATGTGATCAGGAGTAACCACCATGATCACCTAGCTAAGTGGTTAAACAAGCCCTCAGAGCAGATTGATGTAGTGAACCAGTTACTATGGTTCAAGCTTAATTACAAGCTCTTGGAGCAGGTCGTAGAGGCAGCAGATGGGGAGTCTTGGGGTGTTGTGGGGCCTTTTGAGCTTGCAATGAGGGATATGGTGTCCGAACCCACTTTGGAGCTGCTAAATTTCCACTCTGATAAGGATACTTTGATGATTAAGGGTATTGACGTGGGCAATCACGGTGATAGAGGGCCTAACGGCTCTAGGGGGAGTATCAGCGGATATGCAAAAGTAAAGAATAAGACTATCATCGGCCACACACATCGGCCAGGTATTCAGGATGGGTGTTATCAGGTAGGTGTTACCTGCGGTATTGAGGCCCCTTATACGGCGGGGTACGGCTCTTGGTCGCCTGTGGGCTGTATTATCTACGACGATGGCCATAGAACGCTCCTCCCAGTCATTGGCGGGGCTCTCAGACCCCTCAACTAACAACGTTGCCTTTCTAACAGTGTATTAGCCTTTCTATCCCCCATTTCCTAACAGTGTATTAGCCTTAGGTCATGTTATTGGCAGAAGTGATGGCGCCCCCTCCGCTGGGCAGGCCAATACCCCCTCCCCCCTTGCCTTTTGGCGACCAAAACCTGGAAAGGCCTGTCCCTAGGGGCTTTTAATGTGGTCGCTGAAACGCCCTGATAGCGGGGCTTTCCAGGGCTGATGCCCTGCTATTCGACCCATAGTGTCGGCCGTACAATAATGACCACTAGGCAGGTGTCCATTCTAAGGTGCCTAGCGTGGCCGTGGTGGGCTGGTAGTGTCGAGGGGTCACCTGCATACCTAAAACACTACAAAAGCCCACCACGGGTGTGTGAGTGGGCTTTTGTAGTGTTTTAGGTAT